CGGCTTACATGGCGGAGACCTCAGCCCCAGAAACAACAAAGCCAACCCTTGCGAGGTTGGCTAAGTGCTTGATTCAGATGGTGCCGGAGAAAGGAATCGAACCCTCGACCTTCTCATTACGAATGAGATGAAATATCAATTCACAACCATTCTGATTCGTTGGTTTTACATATACAAATCAACAACTTAAACAACAATAAGTAGATCACCAAGCTTTTAAGCGTTGATTAAAATTCGCCAAAATTGGCGCACGCAGTCTGTAAAATGTCTGTAAATCAACATAGGTGAACCATGGCACGACCAAGCAAGACCGCTGTCATCAACTACGGCATCAGTCACGACCTGACCCATGGCCTGCTTGAACGCGCAGTCTGTCCCGAAGGGGCCGCGTTCGTGCTGCTGAAGGACGCCGACCGCAAGGGGCTGCGTCTGCGCGTCACCAAAGCCGGCGGCAAACACTGGCAGTTTGAAACCCGGCTTCGCAATGGCAAGCTATTTACACGCGCACTAGGTGAGTGGCCAACCATCTCGATTGCCGAAGCCCGAACACGTGCCAGCGAGTTGCGCAAAGTCACAGAACTGGGGCAGGATCCACGCGAGCTGGAGCAGCAGGAACGTGAAGCTACAGAAGCCGCCATTGAGGCCGCAAAAGTAGAGGCAGCCGCAAAAGAGGCAAAGGCAGTTGCCATGGCAACCACGGTGGCAGATCTTTGGCCCATCTACTTGGCTGAGGGCAAGCCCAAGCGCCGCGATGAATGGAAGCCACGGTACCTTGTCGACCTCAAGCGGATGTCCTGCTCTGGTGGCAAAAAAAAGTTGCGCGGCGAAGGCACCACCAGGCCGGGCCCTCTCTCCCCCCTGCTGGCCCTGCCACTGGTGGACATCAACGAGGACACACTCAAAGCCTGGCACGACAAAGAGGCCAAGGTCAGCAAGCACCAGGCTGCACGAGCCTTGATGATGTTCAGGGGCTTCATGCGCTGGTGCGCCACCAAGCCCGATTACCGGGGCCTGGTCGATGCCGATGCAGGCAAGGCCCCTGCCCTGCTTGAATCACTGCCCAGCATGAAGCGCCGCACCGATGCACTTGAGGCTGCCCAGGTGGCCGGCTGGTGGTCTGGTGTGGAGCAACTGGGCAACCGCACCGCTTCGGCCTATCTGCGCGCCCTGCTGCTGACTGGCGCCCGCCGGGAGGAAATGGCCGCACTCAAGTGGGCTGACGTTGATTTCCGCTGGCGCAAGCTCACCCTGGCCGACAAGGTGGACGCCACGCGCACCATCCCCCTGACGCCCTACCTTGCTCAACTGCTGGCCACCCTGCCCCGAGCCAAGCTGGAAGACGACACCCTGAGCCCCTATGTCTTTGCCAGCACGGGCAAGGCCGGGCGCATTGCCGACACCAGAGCCAGCCACACCAAGGCCTTGCTGAGTGCAGGTATCGAGGGCCTGACCATCCATGGCCTGCGCCGTTCGTTCTCGCTGCTGGGTGAGGCAGCAGGCGCGCCGGCCGGCGCCATTGCCCAAGTGATGGGCCATAAGCCCAGCGCCACCGCCGAGGGCTACCGGCCCCGCAGCGTGGATGCCCTGCGCCCCTTCCTGGCTCTGATTGAAGCCTATGTGCTGGGACTGGCTGGCGTGCAGTTCGATGCCCAGGCGGAGCCGGGGAAGCTTAGAGTCATAACGGGCAATTAATGTAAGTACAAAAATACTTGACTACCACCAATAAACGCAACTACATTTAAACAAAATGAGAGTGACGCTAGACCCGTCAAAAGACGCATGTAATCAGGCCAAACATGGCGTGCCTCTGAGCCTTGCCAAGGAACTGGAATGGGCTGACATGCAAGCCTGGCCAGACGAGCGAAAAGACTACGGGGAAAGCCGCGTGGTGGGGCTGGTGCCTCTGGGTGACCGCTTGTATTGCGTGGTGTTCGTTGACCGCCCACCCGCGCAGCCAACAGAGCGCCGCATCATCAGCTTAAGAAAGGCCAATGCCCGAGAGGTGAAACGATATGCAGAAAACAGTTAAAACCCGAAGTGGCCGCGTCCTGCAATTGCCGACGCCCGAGGAAGACGCCGCCATCACGGCCGCAGCCAATGCAGACCTGGACGCGCTCCCCTTCAGCGACTCCGAATGGGAACAGGTCAAGCCCTTGGTGCGCCGTGGTCGCCCCCTTGGCAGCGGCACCAAGGTGCAGGTGACCATGCGCATTGATGCTGACGTGTTGGAGCGCCTAAAGGCGACGGGCGCAGGCTGGCAGACCCGAGCAAACGATGCCCTGCGCAACTGGGTCAAGCGTCACGCCTGAGAACAGCCATGCTCTACCCTGCCTGCATTGAAACAAGCGCCACAAAGGCCTTCGGCGTGGTTGTTCCCGACCTGCCCGGCTGCTTCTCTGCTGGTGACACGCTGGAAGAAGCCATGGCCATGACTGAGGAAGCCATCGTGGCTTGGATTGAAACGGCAATAGACGCCGGGCAAGACATCCCCCAGCCCAGCAGCATCGAAGCCTTGCGCAAAGCACACAAAGAGTGGAAGGCCTGGACTTGGGCCGTGGTGAAGGTTGACCCAGCAGCCTTGGATGACACCGTGGATCGCGTCAATATCAGCCTGCCCCGCCGCGTGCTGCGCCGTCTGGATGTCCTGGCTGGTGCTGCGGGCGAGACCCGTTCAGGCTTCATTGCCCGCATGACCCTTTCTGTCAGCAACCTATCAGCGTGAGGACAGCTACCCATGCCAATTGCAACTGGCCAGCGATTCAGCAGCGTGTGGGATGCCATCGAGGACACGCCGAGAACGGCGGCCAGCCTGCGCATTCGCTCCAACCTGATGTTGCGCCTTACTGAAGTCATCCAGCTGCTGGGCATGACCGAGGTGGAGGCCGCGGCACACTTTGGCGTGACTCAGCCACGCATCGTAGACCTCATGTGCGGCAAAGTTGGCGCGTTCTCAATTGACGCCTTAATCGGCATGGCAGCCATGGCAGGTATGGCGCCCACCGTCAAATTGAACATACCCAAAATCACCGGCCCATGCATTGGCGCTCAACCAAACGAGCAGAAGGATAGGTGAATCAAATTGGAATTAATCGAAATGAAAAGCAACGCGCTTGAAGAAAATAAGGCTGGCTTTATTTCGCTTTCTGACTTGGCGCACCTGGTGTCTGGCATACCAAAGGACGCATTTGGGGAAGCGGCCCATAGCGACCCCAAAAACTGGAAAGAAACAAAGTGGACTGGATACAACGGTAACAAGCCAGTCGATGAGGCAGACGGTACGCACCAGTCCCGCGAATGGATTGGCCACTCCCGGGGCGAACATAGCAATGCGCTCGATGTAATAAACAGATTTGTCAAAAAACTTGAGGTTGACATTTTTAGCGTTCACACAGGATGGCCGCTGTGCAGGGAGCCCAACGCCTTTGATCTTGTGATTGGACTACTCTGGTGGGAAGACGCCAACAAAGTACTCACCGCCATGAGGCAAACGTCGCGCCTTGCAGGGCCAGCCGTCATTGACCAATCAACCAGCGCATTCTCGATTGCAACGCAAGAAGCCTTGAGTCAACCGGCGCCAAATGCTTCAGCCGAAAAAAAGGAAGAATGCCAAACAAGTAACCCAACCCAAATACACCAGCTTGAGGTCTCAACCTCTGTAGCGCGTAAAACAGCTGGCTCTACCAACATCCTCAAATCAGTAATAGAGCAGGCAAAGAAAAATGCTTTAGACAAAAACGACTGGGCAAGCGTATGGAATGCCCTCGTTTCACTTGCAGAGAAAAATGATAGACCAGCCCCATTAATTGGGTACACCGAAGATGGCATAAAATACTACAAGGATACTGAAGAAAAAACACTTTCACGAGAGGCTTATCGCTCTCGATTTAATCGCGAAAAAGAAAAAGCCAAACCCAAATAGATCGATTCCGTATCATCTAGTTCGGTTGCGTACGTTTCCGTACGATAGATTGAAAATACTTCTGCATCTAAAAACAATGGAATCCATACACAGCCATTCGGCAGTGTTTGGAGATCCAAATGCAGACAACTGCCTTCAGCAGCAACGCACCGTCACAAGCTGCACTCGTTGAACAGTTCCCCCCGTTGGAGCAGGTCACTCGGCCTCACGTTCCAACCCAGCAGGCGGCGTACTACCTGAATCGGCGTCCGCAAACACTGCGTGAATGGGCCATGACCGGCAAGGTCATCGTGCCCCACCGCATCAATGGCCGCCTGGCGTGGCCCGTGGCCGAGATCAAGCGCGTGGTTGGCTCCTGAGGGGTTGCCCGTGCACCGCACTACCAAACCGCCCTTGTTGCCTGCCTTGCACGGCACACCTGCCCGCAACGTTGCTGACGCCCAAGCAGTTGGCACCCCTGGCCTTGCAGCCCTTGCGCTGATCCGAGGTGTGCATCGCGCTGAGCTGGTGCTCATCGAGGTCTCACGTGGCCTCGCATGTCCGAATGCGCTGCGCGACCTGGTCACAGATCTCGCTTCCGATCCGGCGGCACTTGAGGGTGCATGCCGCGTGATCCAAAAGGCGCTTGAACCCAAGCCACGGAAGTAAGCCACGCATCACGCCTTGGCTTCAAAGCCGATCGCGCAGTTTCTGCTCAGGCCAGCAATCGAGACAAGTCCCCATGAAGCTCAACCGCATATCCCCTTTCGCCCATCTCCTGGGTGTTCGCCTCAACGCCGTTATGGCCAAGCTGAAGAGGCCGGCCCATTCAAAGCCAGCAGGGTCAACAACAACGCGCGCGCCCTCGAAGGCAGGCACCAGTGCACACCCCAGCTCGGCCGGATCCATGAGACAGGCCGTGCGAGCTGAGCGCGAACGCTGCAAACAGATCATGCATGCGGGCCTGGCAGCCAACGTGCCGCGCTTTGCAGCCGCCCTCGCCTTTCAAACCGATATGACCTTGACCACTGCAGCCAAGGCCATCAGTGAAGTGGCATTGGAAAACAGCACAAGGCGGCGCATGCCACCAGCAATGCCACCAGCTGCAACCGCGCCATCCGTTGACGGTGCTGCTTTGCTGGATCTGCAGCAATTTTTCGCCCGTGTTGATGCGTCAAAGGCTGATGCCGCAACACCGTCAACCCTCTGATTCAGAAAGTCAACATGCCACCACTGAACCCCTCTACCGTTCAAGACAACCCGTCTGGACAAGCCGGCTATGCCTCGACTCGTTACGTGACCGATCAGCTCATCGCTGTCCGCTTCGGCTTGGTGACTTCATCCATCACCCTGGCATCTGGCTCGCTCGCACGCGGCACGGTGCTTGGTCAAGTCACGTCAACGCGCAACTTCATCAAATCGGTGGCGACCGCCTCTGATGGCAGCCAAGTACCCGTAGCGGTGCTGGCAGACGATGCAAACGCCAGCGCTGGGCCTGTCGTCACATCCGCCTACCTCGCCGGCGAATTTTTCGCCAACCGCATGACCTATGACGCCTCTTGGACGCTGTCGACTTTGACCGCGGCATTGCGCGACTACGGCATCTTCATCAAGACCATGTCCTCGGCACTTTCTGCTGACGACCCGACCTGATAGGTCAGCAATGACTACCTATCTTGAAGCCATTCGGAACCAGGAAATCCACGCAGATTCATTGGTTGGCGAAAAGGCCATCGTCTCTGCCGCCATCACGTTGGAGGGAGCTGAAGCCCTGCCCCGTGGTGCAGTGCTCGGGCTCGTTTCCACCACTGCCCACTACCGCCTTGCGGCGGCCACTGCTACTGATGGCAGCGCCGTGCCGTGTGCCGTCCTTGCTGTCCCTGCCGATCCCAAAGGCGGCACGGTGACTGCCTGGGCCTATTTCAAGGGGGCATTCAATGCTCCTGCCCTTCGCTTCGACGACAGCTTCACCCTGCCTACGTTGATCGAAGCCATGCATAACGCTCGCATGCTCGTTTTGAGCTGACCCCTCTGGCCGCCGTGGCCTCAACCCAAAGTAAGAACCTCATGAAAACCACTGAACTCAAGAGCCATCAGGCGTCCATCGAAGCCGATCAGCAAAAGATGGCACAGCTCCAACAGGATCGCATCCGCGCACTTTCGGCATCCCAAGCCGGTGAAAACTTCTCTGCTGAAAGGGCATGCCTTGTGCGGTTTCGCGAAGACCTGGCCGCACGCGCCTTCATCGACAAGACGGAGCCGGACTACAAGGAGATTGACTCTCAGATCGCCGCCCTCGATCAACGTGCCGGCGAGGCGATTCACAAGCGCAAGGTGGCCGAAGATGCTCTGGCGTTGCTTGATCACGAAATCTCCGAGCTTCAACAAAAGATTGATTTGGCAGAGCGGGCGAAGCTGCAAATTGCGAAGGTCGCCGCGGACGAATGGTTCAACAGCGTCCAGCATCGATACCTCCTCAAGGGGGTCGACGACTTCTTTCAGCATCTGGCGCAAATGGAAGCGGCAGCGATGGTGCACGACGCCATTGCTCATCGCCTTGGCGAGCGCCCGACCTTGCTCGACTACGTGCGCAACAAGATCAGAAAGAGCACGGAAGTTGTCGTGCAGCTCAACGACGGCGCAATGCACAGGACCTCTGAGAACTACGACAACGACCGCTGGTTCAAGCGTGTGCTCCCCCTCTTCAACACCCTGGTTGATGAGCTGAAGTCACATGGTGTGAGCCATGAAGGGCCGGTGCTCAAACCTGAACCTCCGGCCAGCGTGAGCGAATCACAGCGACCAGAAGCCCCGGACCAACGTGGTGTGACCGTCACGATAGTCGGCGGCCCTACAGATGGGCTGCGCGTTGGCCTGGTGTCGTCTGAAGTCCGCTGATACCAGCGGGACTCCTCGCTTCACTGCACCACCCCCATCAACAAAGGAAAGCCCATGAACCCCATTGCGGACGAGCACGTCATTGACCTGCTCAAGCCCATCACCATCGGTCGCGGTGACGCCGCGATTGAATACGCAACCTTGACATTGCGGGAGCCCACTGCGGGTCAACTTCGCAAAGCCATGAGCGAGCCTGACGACATTGGCGTTCTCATGTCTCTGGTCCAACAAACCGCAGCTGTGCCTGCACGTGTCGTTGAGCAGTTGTGCCAGCGCGACCTGGCGGGCTGTCAGCTTTTTTTCGACCAATTCAGCAGCGCTACCCCAATGGGCTCGGCGACCTCGCTGCTGAATGCGTCTTCGCCTTCCGATGGGCTCCCAGCGAAGTCTGGGGACTCACTGGCTCAGAGCTGATGTTCTGGAAAGCACAGTTCGAAAGGATGACTCGCGATGGCCAACAATAAATTTGAAATCACGATATTGGGCCGTGACCAGTTCACACCAGTAGCAAAGAAGGTCCGTGCTCAGTTTGAAGGAATGATGGCCCCGGCGAAGCGGCTCAATCGTGAAACGGAGCGCATGAGCGAGGGTCAGGGCAAAGCATTGGACCGCCTTGGCTCATCGCTCGGTCATGTCGGCAAAATCGGCCGAGACCTTGCCAACAACTTCGCCCCCGCGGCAAGCTTGCTTGGCATCGCCTCGGCTGCTGGGGTCGCCAAGTTTGCGAGCAATTGGAGTCAGGAAGGCTTTTCAGCACTGCGCGGCGCCCGCACGATTGGTGTTGATCCGAGCCAATTGCAAGGGCTCCGCGGAGCAGCCGAACTCTCTGGCCTCGACCCCAACGCAGCTGAAGGCAATTTGGCTGCTCTGGCCGGCAGCCTTCAGAACGCACGTTATGGCCGCAACGACCAGTTGCGCTCATTCATGCAGGCCAAAGGCATGGGCTTTCAATACAAGCGCGACGGCACCATCGACACCATGGCCATGCTCAAGGAGGTATCTCGCCTCCTGGCCAATCAAAATGACCCGCAAGCGCAAAACGTGGTGGCGGGCATGTTCGGTGTGCAAGACATCGCGCCTATGTTGCGCGATGGGCCTGCAAGCCTCGACGCGCTGCAGGCCGAAGCAAAGAAAGCTGGATTGGTACGCGATGAGCAGCAACTCAAAAAGAACGAGCAGTTCAACAATTCAGTAAATCGTCTCTGGGGCTCAGTGAAGGGTCTTGTGGGCACGACATTAGACAAGCACAGCCCCGACATCACAGGGGCAATGGAACGACAGGCCAATGAGAACGAAGAAAGCGTCCGGGATCTTCGAGGCCAGATGCACAAGGGCGGAGCCACGGGGTCCTGGGCTACGGGTGGGGCCAATGGCTCCTGGGGATCGCCGAGTGCAGCGACAAATCCCGCACGGTCAACAGGTTCGCAAGCCCCGACCAAGGGGTCGAAGGACAGCTACAGCCAAGGTGGCATTCCTGACAAGTGGTATGTACCACCGAGATCTCAAAGCGCCGATGCCTTCGGCATCCTGCAGCAGGAGCTGAGCAAAGCCACGGACCCCGCAGACCGAGCAGCCATTGCTCGCGAACTTTCCAGAATGGGTGCGACACCGCAGCCTGGTTCTCCAGCATCAGCGCCTCAACAAGTTGAAGTGCAAATTGAATTCAAGAACGCACCGCCCGGTACCTCGGCAAATTGGAGATATGGCACGTCTCCAAGTGTGCACAAGTCCATGGACGGATTGGGAGCAGGTCAATGAGCGGCATGGACACCCAGACTATCGGTCTGCCGTCTATTTCGGTCACGGCTCGCCGCGCACCTGACCCGAATGAGCTGACGATCATCGTCAACGACAAACGCATTGGTGGCTGGCTGCGCTCCAGGGTGACGTGTGGCATCGAGCGTTGCCCCAATGACTTCGAGATCGTCATGGCTGCTGGGTTTCCTTCAAGGAAGCCAACACCCATCGGCAAAGAGTTCAAACCGCTGCATGATCATTTCAGTCTTGGCGATGAGTGCCAGATCATGCTGGGTGATGACCTGGTATTGACTGGCTACATCGACAGCATTACGCCAAGCATCGACAAAGACTCCCACTTCATCACCATAGGCGGACGGGGCAAGTGCCAGGACCTGGTTGACTGCAGTGCTATCTGGCCGGGTGGCCAGATGACCGACAGCGACATTCTTCAGGTCGCCCGGAAGCTGGCCAAGCCATACGACATCAGTGTTTCAAGCGCTCCTGGCCAAGACAGAGGCCCCTTCATTCCGACCTTCAATATTACTTACGGTGACACGGCGTATTCGGTCATTGAATACATGTGCAGGTACCGCGGCATGCTGGCCTACGAGCTGCCCGATGGCTCGCTTCACCTCAGCCGAGCGACATCAACGGCACGGCACTATGGCGGACTTGCAGAGGGCGTAAATATTGAACGTGCCCAGGCAAGCTACAGCACAAGCCTTCGGTTTCAAGAGATCAGTGTTTTCAGCCTGAGCACCAATGTCTATCAGGACACCGGCAAATTGAGCTTCCTGGTGACCAAGGTCTCAGACACGGACGTTACCCGTTACCGCAATCTGTTTGTGGTGATGGAAGCCACTGGCGTCGATTTGGATCTACGCCAGAAACGTGCCGAGTGGGAGAAAAGCCGCCGCTATGGCCGGTCTCAAAGGGTCACGTTGATCACGGACGCGTGGCGTGATGCCGCTGACATCTTGTACTCGATCAACACGCTCATCGGCATCGAGGCCCCCAGCCTGAACATCCCAAGTCAACGTGAGCTGCTCATCTCTGAGATCAGCTATTTGCGAGATGAAAAAGGCACGCACTGCGAAATGGTGCTGATGCCGACTGAAGCCTTCTCGCTTCCCCCTGTGGTCATCCAGACATGGCCTGACGTCAAGCCCTTGTGAAAGCACCAGCATGAAATTCGCAATTGAAAGAATGTGGCTACGCATCCTGCACATCGTCGCGCCAGCCCGTATTGAGATGATCGATGACAGAGGCGCCGTCCAGCTCCTGCAAGTTCACTTGAGCAGCCTTCAAACGAACGACAGCGTCCCGCGACTGGCTGAATATGGCTTTACGAGCAATCCACCAAAGGGCACGGATTGCACGGTGCTCTTTCTTGGTGGCGATCAATCGAAAGGCATCGTCATTGCGACCAACAACCAGACGTATCGCATGAAGGCGCTGGATGCTGGTGACGTTGCGCTCAGTGATGACAAGGGGCAGGTTGTTCTCCTGACCAGCTCGGGCATTCACATCAAAAGCCCTCACCTGGTCCGCATTGAAGCACCGGATCTTCATTGCACCGGAAACATCACGGCCGACGGCGAGATTGCTGATCAGGGTGGCGCAAAGACCATGTCCGCCATGCGCTCAACCTTCAACGGTCACCACCATGGCACAAGCCCCATACCTGACGAAGCCATGTAGTGGCCACGCAAAACGCCAATTCGCCGCCTCTTGTGGCGCCCATCACTTCAATTGCACTTTGCTATCCCATGACAAAGAAGATCGGCGGTCGACCAGCTGGCCCAGTGCGTCAGGCCTTACTGCTTGCTGCCCAGGCATTTGCTGCTGACGACCTACCCGCAACTTTTGATGAGCTGGCTGAGCGCGCAAGGGTGGGCAGACTCATCGCCAGAGAAACCTGTTGGAGCATGGTGAAGGCTGGTGATTTGCGTGTTGTGGGCTCAGTCTTGAAGCCGTGGTCGAAAAGGCCTATCGCGCTCTTCAGAGCCATTGACACGGCCTCACCAACTCCGTGCGACCCGACAACTGTGCTTGCTGCTTCGCTCTCCATGTGGTTCAGCAAAGCGGATGAGCCAACTCAAAGCGGTGGTGCCCATGAATGAGCTCATCGACTTTGTCGGCCTGGCCGCCGCGTTGCTCGATCGCATCGACCAGTTGCTGCCCCTTTGGCTGCCTGGTGGCGAGCAAAACGGCCCTGAGTATGAGTGTGCTGATCTGAGCGGTGGGCATGGCAAATCGCTCAAGGTCAACGTGCGCACCGGCGCCTGGGCAGACTTCAGTACTGACGACAAGGGCGGCGACCTGATCAGCCTGTACGCCGCCATCCATGACGTCAACAACGGCAAGGCTGCCCATGCGCTGAAGACTGAGATGGGCTGGCTCAAACAGCCGCAAGTCAGGCCGGCAACGCCGCCCAAACCCGCCAAGCCTGAGCAGCGTCGCACCATGTGGCGCGCCATCGTACCGGTGCCTGACACCGCGCCTGCGGCCACCCTGCGCCACTTTCACTATGGCGAGCCATCGGCCTCATGGGCATACCGTATTGATGGCAAGCTCTACGGCCACGTGGCCCGCTACGACACCAGCAGCGGCGGCAAAGAGGTGGTCCCATACACCTGGTGTGTCGATGAGTCGGACGACCGTGGGCACAGCAAGTGGCACCCCAAGCAGTGGGACGAGCCGCGCCCCCTGTACCTGCCCACTGGCTCACTGGGTGAGTCTGAGCAAGAGATTCTGGTGGTCGAGGGCGAGAAGTGTGCCGATGCGGCGCGCAAGCTGCTGCCCCAGCTGGTGGTGGTGAGTTGGCCGGGTGGCGGCAAGGCGTGGGACAAGGCAGGCTGGCAGGCGCTGGCCGGACGAACGGTTGTGCTCTGGCCAGACTGCGACGCCAAACGCGTCAAACTGACCAAGGCGGAGCGAGACGCAGGGGTGGATGAGGCCACCAAGCCATACCTGGCCCGCGAGAAGCAGCCCGGCATGGCCACCATGTTGGGCCTCGGTGCGCACCTTGTTACGCTGGGCTGTTCGGTGCGGCTGTGCGACATACCCACGGTGGACATGGTCGACAAGGGCGCCGTGTGCGACGGCTGGGACATTGCCGATGCCGTCGCCGTGGGCTGGACCAGCGAGCAGACCATGCGCTTCCTGGCGGCTGCCGAACCATTGGGGGCTGAGCCTGCTGGCGATGATGGCGGGCGGGACGATCCACCCCTGTCATCCGCTGGCGCGGGCAGGCGGGAGCGGCGCCGCTGGAGGCAGTACCTGGTGCCGACCGAGAAGGGTGCCATCAAGTCCTGCCGTGAGAACGTGGTCATCGCCCTCGATGGTGTGCCAGAAGAGAGCGTGCCCGGCATTGCGGCTGCGGCGGGCATCGTGGCCTTCAACGACTTCACCAACAACGTCATCAAGCTTAAGGCCACGCCCTGGGGTACTGGTGCGGGTGAGTGGCTCGAAGAGGATGAGTTAGAGATGGGCGCGTGGCTGGTTCGGGAGCACGGCCTGCCCTCGATGCCTCGGGCTGCACTTGAAGAGGCTGTCAAGATGGTGGCAGGTCGACACCGCCACCACCCGGTGAGGGACTACCTGGCCACCGTGCGCGGCAAGTGGGACCAGCAAAAGCGCTGTGCCACATGGCTGACCACGGCGTGCCACGCCATTGCGCCGCCGGGCCTTGAGGACCTAACCTCAAAGTATTTGTCACGGGTGGGAACATGGATGCTGATGGCCATGTGTGCACGCGTGCTTGATCCTGGGTGCAAGTACGACTACATGGTGATCTTTGAAGGCCCGCAGGGTGTTGGCAAGTCCACGCTGGCGCGCATCCTTGGGGGGAGCTGGTTCGCTGATACTGGCCTAGTGTTGGGCGACAAGGACGCATATCAGAACCTGCAGGGTGTGTGGGTTTACGAGATTGGCGAGCTCGACAGCTTCAGCAAGGCTGAAGTCACGAAGGTCAAGCAGTTCACCAGCTCGCAGCGCGACCGCTTTCGGGCCAGCTTTGACCGCCGCCCGCGCGACTACCCGCGGCAGGTCATCTTCATCGGCACGACCAACGAAGACCACTACCTCACTGACCCGACAGGCAACCGCCGGTCCTGGCCGGTGCGCGTGGGCAGCATGATCGACAACGATTGGCTCCGAGACAACCGAGACCAGTTGTTTGCCGAGGCATTGCACTACTTCGAGGAAGGTTGGAGGTTCCACCCAACGAACTTTGAACAGCGTGAGTTGTTTGACCCTCAGCAGCAAGAGCGCACGGTTGAGGGCCCGATTGAGTCACGCATCGTCGCCTACCTGTACGACGAGGACCAGCACGTACCGCATGGCCATGCCAATGGTGCTTACGTCAATGAGATCACGACATCGGAGATCTTGGCGCGCATCGGCATCGGCATTGAAAAGCAAGTCACTTCGCCCACGTTGGTAAAGCAAGTCAATGCCATTCTGAAAAAGCTTGGTTGGACCCTTGGCAAGTCATCCGCGAAGGGCGGAAAGCCAAGACATAATGTCTTCAAAAGGCCGAGTTCGGCCGTGTTGCCACAGGCTCATGTGCAGAGCCATTCACCTGAGAGGGCTGCCTAAGATGACCCCTTCTGACCAGCGATCGCCAAGCACGGCGGAAAAGGTCGGGGACATCAGCGTAGACCATATGGTTTAACTCACCGCGACCAGGGCGCGCACCCTGGATGTCTGACTGTCCTTGTGTCCACGCACTTTTCATTGACAGCCCAATCTGGCAATTTAGCCAAAAGGGGTTGTCACAGCGGAGCCATGACAGTCAGTGTCCTGGGTGTCCATGCAAAAGCGTAGATGCGCATGCATGGGCAGGCGCGCTCGGGCACGCGGGAGTGTGTTTGTGCTCTCACATGGATGATCTTGGACAGAAGGACAGATTGAAGATCAGCAGGTTAATGGCAGAGATCGAAGCTGAAGATCAATCGACACCCTGCCCTATTGGTGCGTGAACAAAACTTGATGTACCCATGCTTGAGCTTGGATCAGATTGACTGAACAGCGGTCATTGCCTTCTGCTAGTTCAGTGGCGCGATCAAATGCAGCTGCCAATGCAGCGCGGTCTGGCACTTTGAGCCCCGCACAGTTCTTGGGTCCCTCCTAGCGACTTTTGAGATAGGGGCAATTGCGCACCGTAGTCTTTTTTTAGTGGCTGGGTTTTGGGCTAAGTGAGCTGCCGGTGTACTGGGGTGAACTGGTTAACCGGCGTGGTGAACCATGAGCACAACCGATCCACAACCCTTCCTGTCGCGCAAGGACTTTGCGGCCCTGAAGGGCTGGTCCAAAAGCTATGTGACGAAGCTCGGGCAGCAGCGCAGGCTCGTGCTGTCTGAGGACGGCAAGCTGGTCGACGTGGCGGCTACGGACGATCCCGGAAAGTCAGCGCGAAGCCTTTCCCCTGGGGCGCCCCTCCCCCGGCCTGCGGGCAGCTTCGCCCTTATTGGGGATTTGCTGATGCCATCAATCGGCGGAACATCGAACCCACTTATGCAACGGGGTGGAATGTGATTGGCACACAACCGACCGGCGCCATTGAAGGCGTCGTAATCAGCATGGTGGCTCACGAAGGACTCACCGTGACAGCGCACGGCAAGCCTGCGCACCTGGCAATCGTTAGCGATGACGGCCGGATAATTGCTGTAGGCAATGACGTCGCACGCGAAGCGGAGGCTGTGGCCATCAACAGCTACAGGCAATTGCTGATAGGCAAGGGGCACTTGCGAGTTTGGAGCAAGCCGATTCCTGTGCTCGCGTTTGCACTTGACAAGAAGAATGAGGGAGACAAAGGCCAGAGTTAAGCCCTCACGGTCAAACGCATTGACAGGGCATCAGACCTGCATGCAAGAATCTCTGCAACCCGAAAGGGCCGGTGCTTCAAAACACCTTTCGCAAAGCGGTGCGCCTCCCCGACAGTAAGGCTTTGTCACGTCTGAACACTTGCGGCCCCGGTCATGGGCCGCCAATGGTTGCGGGTGGGCTTGGGCACCACCCACCAGCTCGACGTGCGCTCAGTGGCCGCGCTGACTGCCCTGTGGCCCAGCGCAGTGCGCCGCCACCGCCATCGCTGCTGGCGCCCATGGCGAGGCAGCGCGGGCGCCCACCAGGCGCTGCTGCTGATCCGGGCGGGCCTGGGCCCTCCCCACCAGCTCAAAACGCGTGTGGTGGCCACGCTGGCCGCCCTGGCACAGCCCCTCGCATCACCAGCATCGCTGGCGCCCGTGGCGGGCCCGCACGGTGCCCACCAGGCGCTGCTGCTGGCCAGGCAGGCCTGGGCCCTGCCCACCAGCTCAACATGCGCATGGTGGCCACGCTGGCCGCCCTGGCCCAGCCCCTCGCATCACCGGCATCGCTGCCGCCCGTGGTGGGGCCGAGCGGTGCCCACCAGGCTCAGCTGGCCCGGCGTGGGCACCGCCCACCAGCTCGACGTGCACGCAGTGGCCGCGCAGGCCCAGCTCCGCGCACCAGCGGCATCACTGGCGCCCGTGGCGGGCCCGCACGGTGCCCACTATGCGGTGCTGCTGGCCGCTATGTCCGAGGCACACGTTGGTGGCGGAAAGTCGCCTTATCGCCGTCAATCGACATCAAAGCCTACACTTGAAGTTTGGATGTTGACTTCGCCCGAAACCTCCCCCCATAATCTAGGGGCCCCCTTGAGGGGGTGGTGCTTGAAAACACCCTTCAGTTAGCGGCCGGCCTCCCCGATAGTGAGGTTTTGTCACGCCCGTACATTTTTGGCGACCTGCAATAGGTTGCTTCAGGTTGCGGTCGGGGATGGGGCTCACCGTAAGGCAGTCCGCACGTCTAACTGCGTGTTTTCAACATCCCCGACCACCATATCTTGCGTGAAAACAAGATGGGTGGCTTCTAGTCTCAGTTAGGAGCTTGAAACTATGAATACGGTCGCGACACTTGCGAGCCCAAGCGCTTCGTCTGTCCCCATCAATTCCGAAGTCAACCATGTCAATTTACTAACAGATGCGGTTTGTGCTCTGAGAATTGCACAGTACCTGTTGGCGCAACCAAAATTGAATGTAATTGGGGCAACACGACAGATTGTCCTAGCCTTGGCAGCCTTGAATAAAATTCGGGCCTGCGCTGTGAGTTTTTCTAGTCAAGGCTCAGCAATCTCAGCGAAGGGGTCGCAACCATGACAAAAAAATCACGGTATTCAAAACTTGACCTCAGTCAGGCGGAAATGATTAGGAAAATCGATGGCAAAGCCAGCGACTCGGCCTATCAGCTTTTCCACCTTGCCAATGTTGTTAAGCTTGCGGGTTTTGCTTGTGAGTCAAGACGTATTCTTGAAGGCTTGGGTAGCCCTGATATTCAAGCCGCTGATGACTTAGAATGCGTCAGCCATTCTATGCAATGGATCGAGCATGACGACGTAACCGGTGATGTGCTCAGAGAAGCAGGAAAGCAACTCTACGAAATGGCAAACTTGCTAAGTGAATTGTTTGGCGAAACAGGAGAGCTGGAAGGGATTTTGCGCAATTCGGGAGGGCGCTCATCATGAGTCGTGTTACTTACCCTCCATTTGGATCAAATCCAGACGAGATAGTATCGGGCCTCATGAGCAGGGCCATCCTTAGGATTTCAAATAAAGAACTTGAGCATTTAGCAGGGTTGAGCGAAGGTGCCACCCCTCTTATGACATGCGCCGCTGAAATGTCAGAGATGTTAAGTGTGCTGGCTGCGTCCCGAAACGGATTTAATCATGATAAAGATGCAGTTGACTTTGATGGCATGTCAAATTTACTTCTTGCGATTTCAGTAGTGATTAGGCAGGCTGATGCCCAGATAAAATGCGCAAACATGGCTCGGGATGAATTAACCAGGCGAAATAAATAATTAATATCGACAACAAAGCAATCCTGTGTGGCGCTAATAGCGCGGCACAGGATTTTTATTTTCTTCATTTTGATTTTTATTTTTTCGCTTCCCCGCATTTGCTGGCGGCAATAGGTCCGATATGGGCAAATTCTCAGCCCAACTAACAATTTCTTTATAGACCCAACCTGACCGACCTGAAGATAACCTCCTTGGTTTTGGGAATTGATCATTGCTGATCAATGAAAATATTGTTGTTGATTTTAGGCTAGTTAACTTTTCCACCTCTTCGAGCTTTAGTATCAGGGGCGGTAGCACCTCAATTACTTGGTTTTTCTTATGCTCTTGAAATTCTGGTGGTTGGGTGATTGGTTTGCTATTGTCACAGGATGTGTCGAGCCGGCTGCTGGTACTTATAGATCCTTCCGGCTTGCAACTGTGCCTGCTGGCCCCGCGAAGAATCGCCACGGGACGTCGGTGCCGACGATGATTCACTGATCTCGCGAGCGTGGCTATCACGTGCATGTCGATCAGGTGGGCTCCGTGCGGGCCCGCCACGGGCGCCAGCGATGCTGGTGATGCGCGGAGCGCGGCCACTGCGCGCATGTCGAGCTGGTGAGCAGGGCCCAGGCCGGCGCGGCCTGCAGCAGATGTGGTTTAAGGGTGTCGCCGCCAGTCGCGGCAGGGCTCACACCCAAGCAAATGCCCACGTTGGCGCTTTGTGCCGTGCACCCACTGCTACACCGCAAAAATACGATCTTCAGTCTGAAAAAAGTCTGTAAGACACGAAGAAGACCGCCAGAAACAACAAAGCCCCGGAGGGCATCCGAGGCTAAGTGCTTGATTTATATGGTGCCGGAGAAAGGAATCGAACCCTCGACCTTCTCATTACGAATGAGCTGCTCTACCGACTGAGCTACACCGGCTTCCAAGCCTTAAATTCTAGCACGTGATTTTGACTGCGCAAGATCACTTAGCCTCAATGTGGTAGGCAGTTACCCGCTCCACCTCGTTCTTCGAGCCCAGCACCACGCTCACCCGCTCGTGCAGGCCACCCGGCTGCAGCGCCATGATGCGCTGCAAGCCATTGGTCGACGCACCGCCGGCTTGCTCGATCAAAAAGCTCATCGGGTTGGCTTCATACATCAGGCGCAGCTTGCCCGGCTTGTTGGGCTCGCGCTTGTCCCAGGGGTACATGAAGATGCCGCCGCGGGTCATGATGCGGTGCACGTCGGCCACCATCGAAGCGATCCAGCGCATGTTGAAGTCCTTGCCGCGCACGCCATCCTTGCCTTGCAAGCACTCGTCGATGTAGCGCTTGACTGGGTCGGCCCAGTGGCGCATGTTCGACATGTTGATGGCGAATTCCTTGGTGTCTTCAGGAATCTGCACCTGGTCGGCCGTCAGCACGAAGGAGCCCTGCTCACGGTCGAGCGTGAACATGGCCACGCCCTGGCCCACGGTCAGCACCAGCGTGGTCTGCGGGCCGTACACGCAGTAGCCGGCACACACCTGCTCGTCACCGGCTTGCAGGAAGCTGGCGTTGCTCACGTCGCCACCCTTGTGCTTGAGCACCGAGAAGATGGTGCCGATGCTCACGTTCACGTCGATGTTGGACGAGCCATCAAGGGGGTCGAACAGCAGCAGGTATTCGCCTTGCGGGTAGTGCAGCGGCACGGCGTGCATGTCGTCCATCTCTTCAGACGCCATGCCGGCCAGGTGGCCGCCCCATTCGTTGGCTTCAATCAGCACCTCGTTGGCGATGATGTCCAGCTTCTTTTGGACTTCGCCTTGCACGTTCTCGCTGCCGGCGGTGCCCAGCACGTCGCCCAGTGCACCCTTGTTGACGCTGATGGCGATGGATTTGCAGGCGCGGGCCACGACTTCAATGAGCAGGCGCAACTGCGCTGGCAACTGGGCTGGGCCGCGTTGCTGCTCGATCAGATACTGCGTGAGGCTGATGCGTTTGGACATATAGGTGCGGTCAAAAATGGTTAGAAAGTGGTTCAAGCACGAAGAGCGCCAGCAAGCGCCGCTTGGTGGCTGGGCTCAATCCTGCAGGGCCCGCGTGACGATTTCGCGCACATCGTCTGACAGCTCAACCCGCGCCGCCACACGGCTAATGGCCTCGCGGGCCGCCGTGCGATAGGGCTCGGCCAGGCGGCGCCAGTGGTCCATGGCGCGGGCCAGTCGCGCGGCCAGTTGCGGGTTGATGCCGTCGATCTCAATGACGCGGTCGGCCCAGAACACATAGCCCGCCGCATCGGTGCGGTGAAAGGCAGCCGGGTTGCTCTGGCACAGCGCCATCAGCAGGCTGCGGGCACGGTTTGGGGTGCGCAGGGTGAAGTCCGGGTGCTGCATCAAGGCCTTGGCACGCGCAAAGACCTTGCCGCCCTGCTCTGGCGCCATCGCCTGCAGGGTGAACCATTTGTCGATGACCAGGGCCTCGCCCTTGTACTGCGCATGGAAGCGCTCCAACGCGGTCTCGGCCAGCTCGGCATGGCTGTTCACCAGGGCCGCCAAGGCGCCCAGGCGGTCGGTCATGTTGGTGGCATCTTTGAAGCGCTGGAGGGCCTTGCCCGTCCAGATCGGGTTGTGGCGCGTGGCGCCGTCGAGCACAAGCATGCTCAAGGCCAGGTTGACCAAAGCGCGGCGCCCGGCACTGACCGGGTCAGGCGAATAACCGCCAGCATCCTGATGGTGCTCGTAGGCCCAGATCCAGTCGTCGTGCAGGGTGTGTGCCAGCTGCAGCTTCATGCTCTCGCGCGCAGTGTGGATGCGCTGCGGATCGACCACATCCAGCTGCTCGGCCACATA